TTGTATTTATATGATACTTACAATCATTTTTTCTGAAAATACTTACTTGCGATGACGACGAGTGCGACGACGCTTTCCTCCAGTTGGTGCAGATTCGCTGTCTGAGCTTGAGTCAGATGAGGAATCGGATGCACCTCCGTGGTATGTTTTCTTAGCACTCTTGAGGACATGGGAGAACCATTTCTTGCCCATGGACTTCTTTTGTCCTGCCATCTTCTTCATTGTCTTCTTGACATGTGCCAACCATTTACCTGCCATTTTATACTCATATGCCACATTTTTTACGCAGTGCAGAATGGACAAGGTTTTCCACATTTTGGACATAGTGGGACTTCGGCAGTTTCTGAAACTGGACTTGTTGTTGGGGCTGGTGTTTCTTCGGCTACCGGTTCAGTAACTGCTGGTGTTTCTTCGGCTACCGGTTCTTCAACTACTGGTTGGTCTTCAGTAACTGGTTCAGTAACTGTTGGTGTTTCTTCGGCCACCGGTTCAGTAACTACTGGTATTTCTTCAGTAACTGGTTCAGTAACTGTTGGTGTTTCTTCGGCTACCGGTTCAGTAACTGCTGGTGTTTCTTCGGCTACCGGTTCAGTAACTACTGGTGTTTCTTCAACTACTGGTTGGTCTTCAACTACTGGTTCAGTAACTGCTGATGTTTCTTCAGTAACCGGTTCAGTAACTGCTGATGTTTCTTCAGTAACCGGTTCAGTAACTACTGGTGTTTCTTCAACTACTGGTGTTTCTTCAACTACTGGTTCAGTAGCTGCTGGTGTTTCTTCAGTAACCGGTTCAGTAACTGCTGGTGTTTCTTCGGCTACCGGTTCTTCAACTACTGGTTGATCTTCAACTACTGGTTGTTCTTCAACTACAGGCACATCAATGTTAAAAACTTCGTCAATTACATCAGCAACTGAGCTACGACGGTTACGAGACATCTCAGTTGATATACGGCTATGTAATTTAGTGACGCTGTACATTTATTTTATTTAGACATTTTATACTGTTATGTTGTAGATAGGACTTGTCTTTTGCATTGGTTGGAAAGACACAGCTGGATCAGGCATTGTAGGACTGGCGTATTGTTTAACAGCCAACGCACGCAGGGCTTCGGGTTTCAGCACGTAACTTGCTTCCTGGAACTCTCCAATATAGGTCTCCATTGCACTATCTGTAGACCCATAATTCATTAAAATCCATTGGCATCCGTAAGAAAACAAGATTTGAGGATTCACGTTTGTTAAGTCATCAGATATATCCGGAACTACCATCGTAATATTATCGCGATTGAAGTTTATGAGTTCAGTATTGTCATGTGTTTGAGAGGCTTGAGTATAAGTCAATCTTCTTAAACTTGAACTTGACCAAGATAAGTTCACCAATTCTTCCATCTTTGTACCTTTCATTGCTCCTCCGGATAAAATGATCATTTTGTTTTGGAGATTACATACTGGCTCAACAGCTACGTTCTTGCGTTGGTAACTGAACGAAGAGTCAAGTAAGCGCGAACTACATGTATCTTTCAAAATTTGGGCAGCTGCATTAATTACCGTTGTTTTATCTGTATGGAACACCAAGCTCAGCATGAAAGGATCGCTCGAAACGGGACACACAACTGAATTAAATGCATTGTTGTTTATTGCTACGCAACATGCTTCAAATGAAATTGTATTGTAAGCGTAATCTACACCTAACTTCTGGTTCTTCAATCCTACAACTGGTTTATCGTTTTCGTCTGCGTAAATATCAAGTTCTACTAATCTTGGTCCTGCAGGCATCAGCATGGGAATAACTCCGTCGGTAATGTAATCGTACAATTTAGAACCTGGAAATAAAGAGTAAGCAGAAGATGCTACGTAGTAGTCGCATAAACGGTATGCAGGTGTAACAGGACATCCTAAAGGTGCTAATTTCATCACCGTTTTGTATGAATCAAAAAGAGGGGTAGCTGCTACAATTGCTTTCGTTTCCGAAGGAGAAACCAAATTGTAAACTATAAACGCTATAGTGAATACAATTACAAGAGCTAATACAATTATAATGAGTTGTTCAAACCACTCCATTATAATTTACGCCACGAATTAATGGATGCAAAGAAAGCATAACATATAGCTCCTAAAATCAATAACCCACCAACAGCTATCATGTATCCTCTGAACTTCATTGACTTATAATTTGAATAATAAACTACGAAATCCGCGCACAACTTTATCTGGAATACGGTCTTTCATGGATATACCCACTAAACAACATAAGTGGAAATACAAGCAGTACATTCCACATTCTGAATCTTCGTATTGATGACGAGTTTTGTTGTATGTGACTTCCATTGGTTTAGCATGGATCTTCGTTGAGTCCCATTGCTCTTTCCATCGTTTCATTAAGAGTTGGATTTCCTTCTCGGGTTTGTGTGCATACGAATCAAAGTAAGTGATCCTTGGATTTTCGAGTTCAGGTCTTATATCGCAAAACAATGCAATCCAGTGTTGCCCCGGTCCAGTGCTTACGTCTGTATTAAAAACAATACCTATTTGGTTGAATCCTTTTTTGTATATGGTCCGAATGTCCATGGAACACAAAGAACTAACTAAACATTGACCCGTTTTTGAATGTTTACCAAAATCTATGGGAATTGTTCCAAGGTAAAGGTATCTCGGAAATATCTCCTGGAATTTACGTTCCAGTTCGTCAATGTTCACCGAAGACAACCATTCTTCGGGATTGGTTTTCCACGTTGATGGACCTTTGGGTTTATTAAGCATTGAAACGATAATGCATTCTGTAGCTCCGTCGTCGCACTTGTCGCGTAAACGGTACTGGATGGTTTTCCATACTTTATCTGCATCTCCTTTAGGAATAGGAGCCTCACTTGCGTTCTCTTTATTGTAAACTTGGCGCAAGTTTTCTATTTCTTTTGCATCGAAATACATTATAATTGAAAACGGATAATCTTTATATTGAGGATAAACAGCATAAAATGTCGGAAGCTTTACTCGAACTCAAGAAACGTATAAAAGAATACCGCGAATTAGATGACGAATTGCGTCAGTTAAATAAAGTGGTGTATGATAAGCGCGATGCTAGAAAGGCAGTAGAAATGGAAATAACCGAAATTATCAAGAGTCCTTCGTTTGACTCTTTTCGTAAGATGAAGTTGGAAGAAGACGGATCTACTATTCAAATTCAGAGACCAGGTGAATACTCAAAACCATGGTCGTTGTCCCAAAAAGAATTAATGATATTAATCAGTGCGTATTTTCAGGACAATCCAAGTCCTAATGCAGACGGATTGACAAACTTCATTATCCAAAAACGCAAGCAGGATTTAGTGGCTACTGAATTTAATTTGACACGCACGGTTCCGGAATAACATCTTTTATAAAATTAAATGTCGTCGTTGTTAAATGTGGCTCGCCAACAAGTATTGAGACAAATTCCTATGCTTGTTGAAAGATATGAACCTCAAATTGAAGCAAACTTGCGTTCAACATTGACTGCTTTGAAGGCTCAACATCCAGACGAAGCTGCTCTTTTTCATACTAATTGGATGAAACTAGATAAGGTCGTTCGTTCTTCATTGGGAACCAGTGCTTATAGTTTTGTGGATACATTTTACCCAAGAACTGCAGGTAGATCTCGTCGTGGAAAACGAACTTTAAGAAAGAAAAAGAGTAAGTATTAAGAAAGATGCCTGCGTTTCAAGAAACATATAACCCCTACAATCCAGAAAATCGCTTGTTTACCCGAACGGATATTCAAGCGATTCTTAATAAACACAATTGCGATTTCAGGGTCCAAGAAACAAAACATTACCAAACCGCAATGGTACATTCATCTTACGTAAAACGTGCAGAGTATGTAACTCCAAACGGTGACAAAATGAAGTTAGTCGATAAACCTACAGAATGTTTAGGTTTGTTTGAAGAATCTTATGAGAGATTAGAACATTTAGGCGATTCTATTTTAGGAGCATGCGTTTCAACTTACTTGATGGAACGATACCCACAAGAAAATGAAGGATTTATGACAGATTTGAAAAAAGAAATTGTGTGTAACGAAACCTTAGGAACACTTAGTCAAAAAATTGGTCTAGACAAGTATTATGTTATTTCCAGACACAATCAAGATATGTGTTCTGGTCGTACAAACACTAAAAAGCTTGGCGATATTTTAGAAGCATTTATCGGAGCCTTATGGACTGATTGCAATAAAAATTTCAAAATTATATATGACTTTGTAGTTTGTCTGATTGAATTGTATATCGATATTCCGAAGATCCTTCTGAATAATCGTAATTTTAAGGAACAATTGCAGAAACTTATTCAAGCAAAGTTCCACAGAACACCAAAATACGAAGTTATATCGGCTGCTACCAATATGTTTACAATGGCAGCAGTGGATGATGATGGTACGCAATTGGGAATAGGAACTGCTCCTACAAAGAAACAGGCCGAGCAATTAGCTGCGAAAGAAGCGATTGCACGACTTACGAAATAAAAAAATGAAATAAATTACATTTTTACATGACCATTGTCTTTTTTTGACGTGGAAGAGATCTATGTAAGACTTCACGGACTGTTCCGGTTGTTGAAGTCATATCATCGCCTTCTTCAATGCCTTCAATTTGGCGAAGAGCTTCTGCAACTCGTTGTGGCTGATCAGCAAATTGAATAAGTAATTGTGTTCTTATTGTTTCACGTCTCAAAGGAGGACGGGATGTTCGGACTGAACGACTTAGTTTACCAACTCCATTTCCTTCTAATGCAAAGTTATCCACTTCGTTGTCGCGCATGAACTTCAATATGTTTTCTGAATTAGCGGTTTTTCTTTCACGAATTTTCTTGATTTCTTGTTTAAGTCTGCGTTCTTCGTCGTCCAATGAAACCCATTCTCTTAATATTTCACGGATCTTATTCGCTTCGTTTTCTTCCGCCATTTATATCGTTTATTCTTGTATGTTGAAAACCTCTTTCCTCCTTTGAAGTTTTCTTCAATAGTTGAAATGATTGTGCTCAATGTAGGACCAATAAATGGAGTTGCCTGAGCTATTTGAGCAGCTGCTCCTCCTAAATCGTCTTCTAGAAATGCCGCAAAAGCAGTAGATAATCCAACAAACGCTACAGGAACAGCAACCATACCTTCTCCTACTGGACCAGCTATATCTGCAGCGGCTGTTTCAACAGTAGATTCTCCGACTTTAGCTGTGGCTTTTAACGCATTTGATATTGTTCTTACTAAAGGTAAAGACTTTTCAATAGTAACAGCTGGTCCAGTTATTATACCGTAAATATCATTTGAAGTATTACTTACAGTTTCAGGAAGAAACGATTGAATGTAAGTTATTCCATTTCTAACTAATTCGTCTGTCACAGGATGTGTTTGAGAATATCCTCCCTTTTTATGACATGAATTAAACATAATTTCCGCGGTTTCTTCCGTAAAAAAAGGTTTTGTGTGTTCTGTGTCGTAGAAAAAGGAGTTTCTCAAATGATTAGCATTTTTGAACTTATGCGTGTTGGCATACTTCAACATGTTCAAAAGCTTTACAGTCTTTACTGCAAGTGCCTTTTTCTTTGTCCTTTCGCGAATGAACTCTACTGTTTTCAGTTCATCAGGGTCTAACTTTACATCATCATACACCCACACCATTATTTAATACAAATAATTTACAATGGATGAAGAGTCAAAGAACGAAATAACATGGAACTCGCAACTCGAAAAGATTATTTCAGATGAAGGAGAAGTAGCTCTATGTTACTCCTGGCTCCATACTCGTTCAGAAAAGTTGTTTTCTAGACTGAATACAGGAATCACTATTCCGTCCATTATCCTTGCAACGTTAGCTGGATCTACATCCATGGGATTTAATATGGTGTTTCCGAATCCTACAGTAGCAAATATAGTTTCCGGTGGAATAACGTTGTCCATAGGCATACTTACAACTGTATCTAACTATTTCGGTTGGGCAAAAAGAACTGAAGGGCACCGTATTGCGTCTATAACGTATGCGAAGTTACACAAATTCATATTAATTGAACTTGCGTTACCACGAAATGAACGTATGACAGCCAAAGATATGTTGAAAATAGTGAGAGACGAAAATCAAAGATTGCAAGAAACCAGTCCTCAAATTCCCGACCGAATTATTGCACAGTTCAATGCGAAGTTCGCAAAAACAACACCTGAAGTAAAAAAGCCGGAAATCACGAACGGGTTGGATCCAATATACGTTTACCCAAGTGAAAATCAGTCACCCATAGCAGGGAGAGAATTCATGGTTGATCCGATGTATAGATCAATGCCTACCTTAAACATTCCCGATTCTCCCTCGCACACAACCGTGATCATTAAAACTTCCAACGACGATCGCATTCAAGGCAAGTCACAAACGTCGTCATCGGTTCGTCTGCCGACCTCGTTTGAAGTTGATAGTAGTCACATTTAGATTTCTTCTTGCAGCGAGAACACCATAAGAAGATAGAAGCTGTGTCGTTTTTAGTGTACAGTTTCTTCTCCATTTCAATGATTTTCTCGATAGATTCTTTCCAGCGATGGGGGTACATATCAACAGCCGTCATTTCTGCAAATGCACGAGGATTTACTTCACCTGATTTCAGCTGTTCTAGCCAGTTTCCTGGATTTTGAACGTAACTATCTTTTCCACGTAAGTTCTCGTATATGGTCATACATCTGCTGCGATACATGTTCCAGAAAACGCGATTAGACCAATCTACATCTATTCCTTCCTTCAGTGCTTGATCACTAACTACATGAAGAATAGCGTCTTCGAGCTGTTTAGATAAATCGTTGCTTTCAAGAAGCTCTTCAAAGTTTTCAACGGCCTTGTCTCTTATTGCTACTTCTATAAACACGTTTTTTATATTAGCATGTATTGGTCGTGACGAATGAACAACTTCACGTTTAGGTTCTTCGTCTTCTTCTTCGTTTTCACCTAAATCTTCTTCTAATTCATCGTCTTCTTCTTCGTCTCCTTCAAGTATAGCTCCATCATCGTCATCTTCATGTTCTGCAAACGTCCATTCTTGGTAAAGTGTATTGTATTCAGAAGATTTTAAGTTCACGTATGATGAAATTTGAGGTTCGTATTCATCTTGGTCTTCAGATTCAGACGCAAGAACAATAATGTTGCCCGAATATACTTCTTCGTCAAACGGAGAAGGAAGCATATGAGAATTCACGTTTTCTTGAGTTTCAGAAATAGCTGAGAAAATAGATAACCATTGTGTTTCTTTCAAAGGATCTTGAAGTTTTCCTTGGAACTGAATTTCAGGAGATTTATATTTTTTGCGAATCCATTCTAGCACATCTGCAGTTTTAGCAGGAATTTGGATGTCTGAAACAGACCCGTTAACGGAAATACAAACTCCAAATGTCATTCTTTACTGTTTAACTCTCTTAATACGTAAGTTCGTTTTTCAAAACGAATTTTATCTGAATATTTCAATTAACACCATACCAAAATGTCGTCATCACATTATATTCCACCACACATGCGAAATCGTCGAGGTCCAAATGAAACATTAAAGAAGAAAGAAGAAGTTATTAAAGAATCAGATTTTCCAGAATTTGTAGCAGATATAAAGCCCGTAAAACCTAATACAGGCCCGAGCTATGTATCTAAAGCATCTGCTGCCCCAACTGAACCTTTAATTGCACCTCACAAGAATCCAGAACTCAAGTTTGAAAAAAACAGAGTTCGTAAATCAGTTATCCATATTTCGGAAGAATCATTTAATAAATCGCCAGTAGAATCTACGAAACCCAGTGTTGATGAAGACGGATTTCAAACTGTAGATTACAGAAAAAAGAAAAATAATTCTTTGAGTAACAAAATTGATAAGGCTTTACGAACAACTGGAGAATTATCAAGTGAAGACGACGAGAACGAACGAGATACTTTATGGAATACTACAGAGGAAGAAGATACTTACTGGACTAGATTCTAAATAGTGTCTGATTCTGGAATAGGTGCAGGTTTAGGTTTGATGACAAGACCACGTAAGTAAGAACCAAACTCTCCTGCTTTTTTACTGATATACAATATTTGATCAAACATTTTATACTGAATAATTCCGTAATACACAGCTACTATAAAGGAGATAATAAGCAGAACAATGTCAAAAATTGCAATAACTCCGTTTGCTTGGACTTGTCCAACAACCCAATCTGAAACTCCTTGAGAAACAGTGTTTTTGTTAGTTGACGATGAAGATGTTTTGTTTGTAAAGCTTTCAGACAAGTCTTGGTGAAATACGATGTAAGCCCTTCCGTCTTTGGGCATAGGACCTCCAGGTAACTGCTTATTTTCGTTGAAGTAAACGTTTCGGTCTCCTAACGGTTGCACTGCACGCGAACCTGCTTGTACCTTGTTTACCAACACAGCAAAATCGTTCGGGTCAATATTGATCATCGACTTAAAAACTACCCATTTTGCACGTTCGCATCCAGGAACAACATTGCTTCCATCGTATACGAAATACTCACTTGAAGGAGGAACTATAAAAGACAAAGACCAGTTGTTTCCTAAAGGTATTTCTTTATTATTACTTGTAGGATCCGCATACCTTACGAATGAATTGAAAAATTGAGACGAATTGGTCTGATTAGGATGGACACGTACCAATGAACTCACAATTAAGATCTGGCCTGTTGGTTTACGAAAAATAGCCATTACTTCTGCGTCGGCTTGTATACCTTCAATGGTATGATGACTTGGATGGTTTATGAGGACAAGATTACAAGTGTATCCTTCTTCGTTGAACTTACATGAACCAAGTCCAGCCATGTTTTGTAAGATCAGCCCTTCATCACTGACTATAACGTTCGCAGATGTCTTGTATCCTTCATCAATAACCAAATGACATAACAGGTCACAAGGCTTTGCAAAGGATTGTGATAAATTAATCGGACTTTGGTGTGGAGATTGACAGTTACCTCCCCAAGAAGCGTCGCTAGAGAATACGCTCATTTGTAGTTTGCCGTTATTTTGTATCTCAGGAATAATCAATGGGAACAACCGGAAGTAAAATAACTGAAAGTGTCAAAAATGCAGCTGGAAAAGTTACAGAGACTGTATCTAGCACATGGTATTTGCATGTACTGTTAATTGTGTTAGGTGTTGTTGGCGGAGTATCTGCCTTATGGGCAATAGCTAAATATGGGTCCGTAAATATCTACCAAGTTATGATAGGTATACAAGTAGTCATCATAATCTTATCGTTGATCATTGTGAAACAAGCAAAATCATCAACTCCGGTGAGAAATGAAGGTCTTACATGGGAAATAGCTCGTGCGAGTGTTATTTACCTTCCTATTTCTTTAGGAATGTTCTGTGTGTTAGCATCTGTAATATTTGAAAACGGTAACTTTTTGATTCCAGTTCTTGGAGGGTTTTCAGCTATGGCAGTAAACTTCATGTTAGATATAGCGTTACGCGATGTGTTGACGTCATAAACACAAAAAATAAAGAAGCTGTAAATTAATGGCGTCACCTAGTAACGTATTTCCAGCGGCATGCGATATACCTCTACCGGGAGGATACCAAACAGCTGCGTCTCCTTCCATTATCGTATTCACTTTAACGATCGGATTTTATTTCATAAATGGATTATGGGCAAAACCCGACTCTGCAGGCAATTCATGGATTGCTATCGCAATGTTTCTTGCATTTGCAGGACTACAAACTTGGATTATACGCACTCAAGCTGTAGTTTTTAATAAATGCAGACCTATTTTATGGAAGGGTATAGCTCTCGCTTGGGTTGTTGGTATTGTGGCAGGAACTATATCTTACTGGGTAGCAGTATGGTTCAACAAAACTACTGGAGGACCCATGTCTTTCACAAACTACAGTAAAGAAAAATTCACAATGAACGATGTTGCGTTCAATAATATAGCGTATCCTGGCTTAGAAATGGGTCAAAAAAATACACTGGGAAGTAATGGTTCAGGACCTACCGGTGTAACTGGTCAATGCTTGCAATTCGATAAGCCAGATGAGTATTTATGTGATATCTACAAAGATGGTAAATTAGTTACCAACACTATTGCTGAGTAACTTTCAAAGCGTTCCGAATAATTCGGTAATAATTTGCGATATTCGTTCCAGATTGTTTTTCTACGGTTAACACTTTTCCTTCTTTGTCTTTTGCAACAACT